TAGCGATGACAGACGCAATCTTGCTCTAATTCTTCGCAGTCCTCGCAGTATTCACAAGAGCACTTCTTTATCTCTTGATTACACACACTGCATAGCACTTTAACTTCGAAATATGGAGGCGTATCGAGCTTCCATATATCATAATATGATTCCATACTTTTTATCCCCCTCTCTGCATACGTTCCGTCCCACTGGCCCCACTATCGCCGAAGGCGATCCACTTCTATACCCGGCGGTTTTTTGCCGGGTATAGAAGTGGATTTTCTTTGACGGTGGTGGGGCCAGAGCAAAGAAGCTTGGGTGGCAGACTGTCGCAGTCTACCACCCAAGCCGATCTTGCTCTACAGGTGAATATCTGCTTCGGCATCGAACTCTCGTTCGTGCCAAGCGTAAGACTGCTCACCTTCTTCCCCCTCCAGCGGAGTAGCTTCGTAGCCGCCGACGAGGTCTTCTCCGAAGCGCTCGTTATCGTCTGCAACTGCTTGGACGATCATGCTGTCCACGCCAGTGTTAAACGACATAGAGCCGAAGAAGATCTGAAGCATCAACTCTGCTTCTTCGTCAGTAACGGCACGGAAGTCACTCCAGAAGCCGCCCTTACCGATGGGAAGCTTGCGAACCTCCAGATGCTCATCGTCGAGCCAGCGGTTGCCGAAGGTGGTGCCGAAGATGTGATCGTAGCGACCACGGCTTTCGGGTTTATCCCCACCTGTCCAACGAAGCACCGCGCTGTAATTGCGCTTGAAGTCACCACGACGGTAAGGTGACGGAGTGCAGCGCCCTGCGAACCAAGTCTCAACTTCGTTCTTGGGGTCTTTACTGCTACAGTTGACCAAGCAGTAGTGGTGACCCGTGGACTCTTGTCGCGTGATGATGACGTTGCGGTTGCGAGAGGAAGTAGCATTAAACCCTGCCGACTCCCAGTAGTAAGATCGATTCAGCACTGGGTAGCCAGCTTTGCTCGCAAGACGAGCGAACTTTCGGGCTGCTGTGAGTGAGTAATAGATGTAAGCGCCTCGCTTGCGGTATTGAGCCGCTTGCGCTGGCGTTATGGGATCGGAGATGAGACCCTGCCCCACGAACTCTTCGCGGCGGCGAAAGAATCTCTTCCACGCTTCGGACCATAGCGTGCTCTTGCGGCCCTTGAAAAACTTCGGAATCGACTTTGCCTTCTTGGCCAAAGCGTCAAGCTCCCGACGAGCCAACTCTCGACGACGTTCCAAGTTGAGCTGCTCTTCTACAGCATCGGCTTCACGCTCTGCGGCCAGCAAGTCCTCTTCAGTCGATGAGGGCTTGCCAGCGGCGAGGAACAGTTGCACCTCGTCCAATGGCTTGCGCGTGACCTCCGAGGTAATGTCGATGATGTCGCGGAGTCCGGTGACCTTGTGGCCGAGCAATGAGTCAAAGCCATTGTTGGCAGGTATGACGCGACCTTGCTCGTCGTATTTCTGCTTCATGATGGCAACGCACTCGACAGCGTGTTCCCGGTCGTTAAGCATGTTGCGCTCGACACCACCGACAAAGCAGAGACCTTCCCTGCGGCCTCCAAGCTTGCAGATCTTGAACAAGCCGTGGCGGTCAATGCCAACAACCTGCGGACCGTTGTGGGTCATCGACAACTGCGCGGCTATGCTCCGGGCGTGCTCCGCGTGCTCTGCGTCCCAGCGCCAGTCATAAACGCCATTGAATGAAGCTACCTGCGGCTTCACATTGACGAGGTGAGTGTCATGGTCAATGACAGTCTCGCCATCCCTGCCAAGGACGGGGAACTCTTGCAACCCATCGTTGCCGAAGAACAAGGGGTTGATTCCACCGTCCAAGCTGGGATAGACAGTATCCGAAGCCTGTTCAACGGGCGCAACTATCGGACGATCAAAAAGCAAAGACTTGCTATTAATGCTAACCAAGGTAAACCTCCAAGGTCTCACGAAGCGAAAATGCTTCATGGTAGGTGAGAAGAGGCGTGGAGCCGAGATGCCCCACGCCTTGCTCGTTGCTCTATGCTACAACTTCCAAGATAGCACCCAGAGCATAGAGTGCTGCTATGGTGCCAAGCCAGCCGCCAAGGTAGACCATTGCGACGATGCCAGTGACAACTACTCCCAAGCCAGCAAATGATCCCAAGCCCACTGCCAAGCTCTTCGCATGGCGGCGAATGTTAGCGGTCTGCTTGTGAACCCGGGCTTGATATTCCTCTTCAGCTTCGATGTGATCGAAGGCTCGCCAAGAGGACTGATATTCCTCCGAAGCTTCATTCTCATGCTCCAAAGGCATGTCGAAGTCGGAGACAGGTGCGACGAAGGTGGGTTCTGGGCAAAGGCCTATGTCTACCGCTGAGAAGCCCCAGCGCTTGGCAAGAGCGTCATAGCGGCTATTTTCCGCGCTCTGAACCCAGTTGGAGCGGCGATGATCCGATGCTGCGTCTTCGGGGGAAAGCGTGGTGTGAGCATCCAGCGAAGCTTCATGCCAGCGACTAGAGCAGCGGTGAATCACAACCGGATCTTTGGAGAAGCGGATGACCAGAGCGTCCTTCAATGCTTCGGCATCTGTCTGTAGCTCCATTGCGCGAATGTGCAGATCGGGAAGGACTTGGGTCTTGAAACGGTCGGCGGCAACAGCGGCAAAGGCTAAAGCTTTCATGGTGATCTCCTTAGTTTGAGTATTCATCTTAGTTATTCCCCCTCTAATTTAGGAAACGAAAGTTCGTCACCCGAATAACGACAGGCAACGGCGGCATCCAAAGCATTCTCGCGTTGCATCTCGGCATCAAGAACTTCAAGCTCTTCGTCCGGGTCAACGACAGTGGTGAAGTATTTGCGAATCATGGTGTGGGCATCTGCAAAGGCGCGAAAGCACCTGCTCATAGATGCCATTGCGAACAACTGTTCCCCCACGAACTGGAGTGCCGAGTCAACGACACTCCAGTAAAAGCGATTAAGGTTCATGTTAGCTCCTTAGTTAGTTAAGAGGGCGTTTGTCGAAGTCGTTCCAGAGTGCGAAATGGTCAAGTCTTTCCTCTGCGGCCAGTAGACCGCAAATCGGAGACTGCGTATCACTGCCAAGTCGCTCGACGTAAGCAGTGTAATCATCGAGACGCTGCTGGGCGTTGCCACCCAACTTAGCGACGTAGTAGAAGCCCCAGCCCGAAACCTCTGAGGCGTATTGACCGCCCTCAACTGCCAAGTTGCGCTTTTTGCAGGCGTTCCAGAAAGCAACAGCCTTGGCCCTACTGGTAAACTCAGCGAAGCCGCACCGAGTCCAAAGGTCACGATTCGTTATGCTGCCGAGGCTTTTCTTCTTAGTCATGTCGAAGCTCCTTACTAAAAGGTTTGATTTTTGACACCCAAGTCGCAGTCTACGGCTTGTAATGTCATGTAAATAAAAACAGTTAAAAAAACAACCGGATGCCCGATTTGTCATAGGGTTCGTGGGCGAGGTTCTCAGATTGTTTCAAGAAAACTGGTTTTTCGTGGCTGTTCGCACGAAAAACGGCTCGTTTTGTTGAAAGAATCTGAGGTTCTGGGACCCGCGGTTCCTTGACAAATAGCCGTGAGGCGTAGGGTGGGCCATCTAGCGCTAAACCGCACGCTTTTTCTTTTTGTGCGGTTCGGGCGCGATAGGAGATGGTGCTGCACGCTTTTTCTTTATGTGCAGCACCATCTCGGGCTACCCAAGTCGGGAGAACTGCTCGCGCTCCAGCGCCCCTGATCGACGCACACCTCGCGTGTGTTTAGTCTTCTCCACACGCTTCTGCTTCTTGTGTGGAGAAGACTAAACACGTTCGACACGCGAGGCGATCCGGTTATATTTAGAAAACGCCCGATTCGAAGGGCGAGGTCGTCGCGAGGCAAGGCTGGAACAGACTAGCCGTGCGATGACTCTCTAATCCATCTGTGGGGCTTTTGGGGAACGCTTTTGGGGTCGTCTGTTCCACCGAGCTACACGCTTAGTCCGCGCTGTTGCTGTTTGCGGACTGTGTAGTTCGTGGCGAGCCGGGAAGAGTGGACGAGGTGGACGCTTCTTCTTTTTGTCCACCTTGGCCATGCTCTTAAGGCTGTCCGCGGCTTCATGCGGACGTTGTGGGAAGCCTCGCAGAGACCCGCGGGAACCGTCTCCACGGATCGCGTCGAATCGAAGTTCGATCAACTTTCAGCTGAACAGAGAACGGTTCGATGAGGCGATCACGCGTCGCAGACGAGCAACTCGGGAAGGACGTCGAATCAAGACGTTTGTGCTGTTGTCTTGATTCAGCTTCGGTCTACCGCAACAGGTAATCGAAGCGATTGTGTGTCCGTGGAGCGAAACGCAGCTGTTCGCGTTGCAGCGGGTCAGTTGCTGTATTCTAACTCGGATTGTGACGAGGGCAGTCCTATCACGGAATAGGAAAGTCGCACCGTGGGTCTAGCACAGGGGGAGGACCGTGTGACAGACTTAGAGGAGAGACGAGGCTAGCGCGCTGGGCAGTCCCGTGACCGGGACAGTGGCACAGCTTGCTGGGACACATCGACGTAAAGAAGAAAGCTATACCCCGTGGGGGTGGGCGTTTCCCCCTCAGCATAGTCATACTGGGGGATTGTTTGACCCCTCGGATGTAATTTCTTCAAAATGTTGAGAGTCTTGGATGTCCACGAACTCGCCGTCAATGGCTTGGGACTGTAGGTAGGCGTTTGCTTCTTTGGGGTTTGAAAGCGCTTTTGCTATTTCCAGCATCTCGGTAGCGCCTTTGCCGATCTGTTCTAGTGTATCTTGTATTTGTTTTGGTGGTCTTACTTGTGCTATCAGCTTATCGTCTGTTAATGTCTTACGAACAAAGTCTAAGTATACTTCAGCTGATCGGGTATGCCCTTCTTTAGCGTTCTTGGCGAGCGTGCTTAGTATCTCTGGTGCTTCGTCTATGCCTTTTCCGGCTACTTCTGTTAGCATCCGGTGGTAGACTTCTGCTGATCGTGCGGTGTGGTAGAATGCGGTATTTGGCGTTATGCCGTGTCGTTTAGCCAGTTCTCCCAACGACTTATCTTCTTTAAGCTCCGTTGGCAGTGCTTTCCACTTTGCAACAATATCAATTATTAATTCCCTTTTTTCTGGTTTATTTCTGAAGGGCGCGGATTTGTCGGCTGGCGGTCTATTGTCTTTCACGGCTACCTCGTATAAAAAACCCTACGACCTGTTAAGGCCGTAGGACTTGGTGGGGGATAGATCAAGATGCTCTACCTTGAAGGAGGATTCTCAGCGAACACCTACCAACAAAGATAATATCTTTTAGTGACAAGTCAAGTCGTTCACAGCCCTTTAGACGGATTTTTATCCCCCCTGCCTCTCCTACCGCTGGTGGTTACCTTTGCCTTCCATTTTTTATAGTAGCCCCGAACCGTAACGTGGTTCACTGCCGCACCCTTGCTGCCAGAGCGTTTTGCCTCAGTGGGTGATCCTAGAGGGATTGAATTGTTTATTGGATAGACTGTTCTCAGTCTATTGGGGGGTGGCTTAAGGCCCAGCGAAGGTGCGCCCTTCGTCTTACGTCTTCGTTCATGTCTTTTCGATATTCCCGTTTTTCCCACCAGATAGAACGGGAGTCGATGTCGTATGTATTATCTTTGCTCTAAAAGATAATACATATAGGGGTCTTGTCAATGATGTCTATTGTCGCTATATTGTATTAATACTGCTGTTTTATATAAGGAAATGTACTTAATGGGCCGAATGAGCAGAAGCAAAGGATCTCGCGTTGAGCGGGAGTTTGTTAATAAGTTGCGCGATTGCGGTGTCTATGCCGAGCGCGTGCCGTTGTCTGGTGCTGCTGGCGGTCAATTCTCTGGTGACCTTGTTATCCCTGTTAAGAATGGGACTCTTGAAGCACTCTCTCCAGATATTAAAGAGTTAAGAGCAGAGGTGAAGGCTCGTAAAGATGGTGCAGGATTTGCACAGCTAGAGAAGTGGAAGGGCGATAATGACCTTTTGTTTCTTAAGCGTGACCGCAAAGAACCTATGGTTGTCATGGATTGGGATCTTTTCTTAGGATTATTGACATGAAAGAGAGTGAGTGGAGCGACTGGCCCAATTTCAGCTATGCTGAGATGCAGTGCAGTGCTACTGGAGACAATGGAATGATGCCGTCCTTTATGGATAGCCTTCAATCACTACGCACCAAGTGTGGCTTCCCCCTTACTGTCTCTAGTGGGTTTCGTAGTATAAGCCATCCCATAGAAGCAGCTAAGATAGCACAGGGCAGAAGGGTAGGAGCGCACTGCCAAGGTCTGGCTGCTGATATTGTTATTAGTGGTGTTAAAGCGCATTGCCTTTTATCTATTGCCCTTGAGCCGGGTAGTGGCTTCTATGGCTTTGGTATTTCACAGAGTGGAGACCATGATAAAAGGTTTATTCACTTAGATGGCATTTATGATGTTGAGGGCTTTCCTCGACCTAGTATCTGGTCATACTAATGGCTAAGGTAACTTCTGAGCTTGAGCCTATTGCAAAGCTGGCCTATGAGCTTGCTCACAAGCCGCATCTCCATGATGTGTTTGAGTCTACGCACCCCAAGGCTTATAAGGATATTATTGGCCTTTTGAACTCCCCCTTCTATCGTTGGCAGCCTTTTGGTGACCGTGAGGGGTCTGGATCAGCCCAGTTTGCCTTTCTAATGGACCATTCAAGGAACAAATGGGCTACGGCAGGTAACCGCGCTGGTAAGACGGTGGCTGGCCTTATGGAAGATGTAGGTGACTGTCTACAAATAGATCCTGTCACTAAACATTGGAGTAATAAGTATGATCATCCTCCTCATATGTGGGTTGTTTCAGACACTGAGGAGACTTCTATTAATGTTATAGAGCGGACTATCGTAGAACAGGTGCTTGGGACGGATGAATCGGGGTTCCTATGGAACTTTATTGATGACAAATGCCAGTATACAGATAAGAATGGGTGGTCTGATCATCAGATTCGCTTTACTAATGGCTCTTGGATACAGGTTAAGTTCTCCACACAGAAAAGAAACACCTTCCAAGGTGTACGATTAGACAAGGTTCACCACGATGAAGTGCAGCCTAGGGATGTTTATGGTGAGTGTGTTGCTCGTTTAGCGGATACTAACGGCTATTTTATGGGCACAATGACTCCAATCTATGATGAAAAGGCAGGTAAGGGCATCCCTTGGATCTATGAAGACCTTTATTTAGTGCGCGATAGCAAAGAAATAAGCTTTCACCAGTGGTCTATGCTTGAAAATCCGCATATACCGCAAGCTTCTAAAGATAGATTGTTAAGTCAGTGGGATGAAGACGAGGTAGATGCGCGTGTTTATGGTATGTTTGTTCCGATTGGTGTTAAGTTAGCTTTCCCCACTAAGCTTATTCGCACATTTAAACAAGATATTGTTGATCCAGAAGAGAAATCGCAGTTAATGTATGATGAAGAAGGCAATATTATCCTTGAGGCAGCATAATGGCATATGATTTAAGGATCTGGTCTAAGCCTATTCCCTCTGAGAGTTATGTTATTGGCGGTGACCCTGCCGAGGGGCTTGAGCATGGCGATGACTCCGTGCTTGAAGTCTTATCGGGTAGCACTGGCGAGCAAGTAGCAGAGCTACAGGGCAAGGTTGATCCTTTCACCTTTGGTGAATTAGCGGCTATGTTGGGCACTTATTACAACAATGCGCTTATTGGGATAGAAAACAACAAAGATGGCGGTGCTAATCGCGTTTTACATGAGATGGGGTATACAAATATTTATTTTGAACAAAAAGACATGGGCGAACCCTACGACAAGCACACTATTAAGCTTGGCATCAATACTAATATTCGCAATAGGCATCGCCTTATTTCGCAAGCGCGGAGATGGATGGAAGACCGATCTGCAATACCTGTGTCGAAACATCTGGTAGGGCAGTTTGAAACCTTCGTCCTTCGTAGCACTAAATTTGAAGCTATTCCCGGTGGGCATGATGACCTCGTTATGGCTTGGGTCATTGCCATTGAAATGCTGCGAGTCCACTTGGTAATGGATGAGGCAAAGCACACCGAGCTTAAGCCATTGTGGAATGGCGTAGAGGTAGGCGATGGGTTCGGCGATGAGTTTGATGCAGAGCCTGCTAATATAATAGACAAGCACGTAGAACAAGCTAGGAGAAAAGAGCTTGATGAGCGACCGGATTACGCAGCGACAGTGGAGGCAATGGTATGAATCTGTGGGTATTCTATCCTGTATTAATTAGCTTTTTATTTGTCATTGCTTTTCTATTGCGTCAGTTAAATTATGAAAGAAAAGAAAGAGAATATTTAATTAAACAACACCAGCAATTAGCTACCGCAGTGCGCTACAATCACTTACAAGCAGAAATGGAAGGCAAGATTAGTCAGTTTAGTCCTTCACAGTGGGAGCAAGCGTCTTCGGTGGGTGACGTAGAGGGGGAAGTTTATTAACATGAATAAACCAACAGATCGTTTTATTGGAGTAGGTGGAGGAACTAATCCGAATGATTGTTCTGTAGTTACAGCTGATGGTAAGGTTATTTCAATGTCTGGCGGTGATACTGTCGGCCCTTCTGTTCATGGAAAAGGAACTCCAGATAAAAGAGAAGAGGCTAGAACTCGTATTGTAGAAGAGCATAAAAAAGAAGAAAAAGACAAGCTTCCCATAAAGCTGAATAAATGGGATGACATATTAGATCATATCAAGCCTTATGTTGTTTCAGATGCTCACTTTATTGTAGTTCCCGACCAAGAAGAAGGCACGGCTTGGTATTTTCCATCGTGCAGCACTTACTTTATAGCGTCTACTGACTGGACTGATCTCTGCGAATATGCCATGAATTGGTGGGCAGAGCGTTCTGAGCAGATGTCTTATATTAATGAAAACCTTCCAAGTCCGTATGATGACCCTGCGCTTGAGCCTTTACTGGGAATGGTTAGGCCAAAGATAGTAAAAAAATAACCCTTGACAATATAGATATAGTTTTAAACATTATACCTATACCATATATTGGGGGTATGCCGTGTTTGGAATGGAAGAAGAAGCATCGGGTAACGGAGCACCTGTTTCCTCTGTAGAGAAAAGGCCAAGAACAAAAGAAGAAGTTCTTTCTTTTGTTGAAGATTCTTGGAATTACTTGTCTCATTCTCGGTTGGGTCTTGAGCAAGAGTTTAAAGAATCTATTCATTTCTACGGCGGTGACCAGTGGGTTCGTTACATGCCCCATGCGCGTAAGTTTGTAAAGCATGCTCTGGATGAGTGGGTGCCAACGCCTGTAACTAATATTATTGTCCAGCATGTAGATCGGGCTATTGATATATTTACCTCTGGTGATATTAAGCCCATTGTAGACCCTGCTACGCAAGATCTTCCCGATGTCGATGCGGCTAGGGCAGCGCAGCGTATCCTCCATTCTGAGTTTGAACGTCTTCGCACTGAAGAAAGGCTCTTGATTCCAGCCGCTTTATGGATGGTAACCACAGGCAATGCTTTTATATCTGCTACGTGGGACGCAAAAGCTGGCAATCAATACCGGAAGCCTCGCAAGAAAATCTCTTCTATTGCAGTTCAAGATGATGTCCTTGAATGCACTAACTGCGGTGCCACTTATCCTACAGCTACAGCCTTAGAGCGTTGCCGAGAGTGCAATGAGGTCTTAACTCAAGGCCAAGTTCATTCCCTTGATGACTTGGGTCGGCCTGTCTATATGGATAGGGAGGACGATGATGTGGATGAGGCGGGTCGGCCCATCTACGACGAGTATTCCTTGGGCGATTTAACAGAAAATGTTATATCTCCTTTGAATTTCTATCCCATGCCAGCGCGCTCTATGGATGAAGTTCGCTATGCAATAGAGACCGATCCTATGGACTTGGATCGTGTTAAGGCTTTGTTTGGCAAGAAGGCTCAAGATATCGTTGCAGAGAATCTTGAGCATGAAGATCATAGCGGAGGAATGCAGTCTTTCTTTCAGCCAGAAAGATCCGAAACAAAAGATCATGTCCTTGTTAAGTTCTTCCGTCATGTTCCAGATCGAAGATGGAAAAAAGGCCTTCTTATAATTGTAGCCAATGGCAAGATTTTATACGAAGGCAACCTTGATTCATGTGATAAGTTTTTGCCTTACACACACTTAAAGTATCGTAATATTCCCGGCTCTTTTTGGGGTGGCTCCTTGCTGAGAGATGTGATTCCTCTGCAAAAGCGCATTAACTCTATTGATTCCCATATAATTCAAAACCGTAAACAAATGATCTCTAACCAATGGTTAGTGCCAGAAGGTTCTGGTATTAATAAGGTAGATGGTCGTTCTGGATTGGTGCTACGGTGGACTCCTTCTACTTCTGGTGGATTTAAGCCAGAAAGAATGCAGGGTATTCCCTTACCAAACCAAGTAATACAAGAGCGCGAAATGATGAAGTCCGACATGGAGCTAGTGTCGGGCGCTAGGGAAGTCTTGTCTGGCGATGTTCCTCCCGGTCCAGAGACAGGTGCTGCTATTGAAGCAATGCAAGAACAGGCTTTTCGTAGGTTTGGACCTCTTGTAAAACTATGGCGTAGCGGTTTAGCAGAGCATGAGCGTCGAAAGCTATTAAATATTTCTAAGTATTGGAAAGAGCCTCGTATCGTTAAGATACTTGGAGAAAATAGCGAGTTAGAAAGCTTTTATTACGAAGGTGCAGATCTTATACAGGCTACGGATATGTCAGTGCGCGTTGGTATTGGTATGGACTTTTCTCAATCAGCGCATCGTCAGAAGATAATGCAAGCCGCACAGCAAGGGCTATTAGGTGACATTCGCAACCCTGCCGTGCGCGGTAAGTTGCTAGAGCAACTAGGCATTAAAGGATTTGACTCTGAGTATTCTTTAGATGCAAAGAAAGCACGTCGATACTTGGAACGGCTTAAGAATGGAGAAGAAGTTCCTCCACCGGAGCCTATTGATAATCATTCCGTCCAGTTCTCTGTATATAAAGATTATATGCTTAGTTCCGATTTTGAAGCACTGGAGGATGGAGTCAAAGATACTATTCGACAAAGAGCGCAGTTGCATCAACAGGTTATGCAGCAAGAACAACAAAAAGCAATGCAAGCTGCACAGGCGGCTAAAGGTGCGCCAAAAGGTGCAACGCAAGGAATGCAGCAAACAGGAGCAATGGGTAACCAGCCAGCACAACAAGGATGAAATACTATGCCAAAGGTAGGTGGGAAGACTTTCCCATATTCTAAGGCAGGGCAGAAAGCAGCAAAAACCTATGCAAAGTCTATGGGAAAAACAATGACTAAACGTAATCCTAAACGTAAGTCTAAATAACTAGGAGATTCCAAATGACGGAAGCGAATCAGATGCCTGCCGATGAGCAGTCTGCTGAAGCGGCAATTCCGCAACCTGAGACCGTTGATGAGTCAGTGTTTGATGATTTATATCATCAAGCAACGGGCATTGGCGAGCCTCGTGAAGCACCGCAGCAAGAACCGCAAGTGCAACAGCCCAGCGAAGCTCCCGAAGTGGAGCCAACTGTAGATTCTCAAGCACTACGCGAAAGAGTTGCTCAGTTAGAGGGTGTTATAGGGCAAATGGCCCAACAGGGTAATGCTCAAAACAACCAACAGCAAGCACCTCAAGATATAGAGCAAGAAATACTAAAAGCTAATAAAGATCTTGATCCTTCGGCAGTTAAGTTTCTCGTTGACACTGCTAGTAAAATAGCAGATGACAAGTTGAAGCAAGCTGTAGTGCCGATGGCAAAAGAACTATATGGCTTAAAACAAGCTGTATCTCAAAATGCCAATGAGAAAGTTGTTAATGATTTTAACTCTTCTATGGATAGCCTAGCCAAACAAGCTGGCGTTACAGATCCATTTATGCAGGGTTTACTTCGTGACGCTGTTACTTCTCGCGGTATGCAAAGATATGGTAATGACTTTAACGTGGATCACGCTAAAGCTCTTTTTCGTGAAGTGAACAATGAGCGTCTTCGGACTGGGCATCAAAATGATACTCAGTATGTGCAAGAAAAACAATCTAACGAACAATCATCACCGCCAATACAACACGGCGTTTCTGGTCAGTCTGCGGTAGAGTCTTTTCAAGATCAGCTTCGTGATCCAAATCGAAAAGATATGGATTTTAAATCTGAGAATTTTCAAGATTCTGTTAAAAACTTTTTAGCCGCTGGCGATAGGGCCATAAACAAAGCAATGGGAGGCGGTAGGAGTAATCAGTAATGGCTAGCAGTGCTTACACTGGGTCAGCAGTAACGCATACCAATGGAAATGATGCGTTTAATGCTGCCCTTAAAGAGTTTTACCTGCCTCGACTAACCTCGACTATCAATGACAAGCGCGTCTTGATGACGAGGTTGGAGCGAGACACTTCTAAAACCGATGTGTCGGGCCGTCATGCCCGTCTTCCGGTGAACATTCGCCCGTCACAGGCTATTGGTGCTCGCGCTGATGCCGATGGCGGTCCGTCGTTGCCCACGCCGCAGTCGCAAACCTATATTGAGTTGATCATAGGGTATGCTCATAACTACGGCACGGTGCGCGTTACCCATCCGGTTATCCAGGCTAGTCGCAATGATCGCGGTTCCTTTATCCGTGCTATCGGCTCGGAGATGGATGGTATCCGCAGAGACTTGCGTAATGATGTCAATCGTCAGCTTTTTGGCGATGGGACGGGCGCGATAGCGGCTTGCACTGCCGCCGATAATGGCAGTGGTGTGCTTACGGTGTCGGCTGGTCATAAGCTTAAGATCGGCATGGTTATCGAAGCATTTACAGAGAAATCCGGTGGATCTCAGAACGATGGAGATATGACGGTTTCCGCTGTTAATACCAGTGGCACTGCGGTGACAGTCACTGGAACCTCTACTTCTGTTGCAGATGATGACTACCTCTTCCGCAAGGGCAACCGTGGAAATGAGATGATGGGTCTGCTGGGCATTGTTGACGATGGCACGTATGCGTCAACCTTGCAGGGTATTGTTCGGGCTACTTATCCCGAATGGAACTCTACAGTCCTTGGCAACAGCGGAACGGCGCGAGGGATTTCTGAAGATCTGCTGGATAACGCCTTGTTGCAGTCTGAAGAGAATTCGGAGTCGGAGATCAGCTTGATGATCACTAGCTCCACGCAATGGCGCAAGATCGGTCAGATGATGACTCCAGATCGTCGCTATTCTACGGGCATGGATCTTCCCGGTGGTTTTACGGCTATTTCTTGGGCAGGCGTTCCCATCGTTTGGGATCGTGATTGTCCTCGCTATGGTCAAGTTAGTCACGATGCTGATGCTGTTGACACCGATTTCCTCTTCGGCCTTGATGAGTCGCAGTTGGCGACGTATCAGTTGGCCGATTGGGACTTCGATGACACCGATGGCAATGTTCTGCATCGTCGTCAAGACGTAGCGGCTTATGATGCTACGCTTTTCTACTACGGCCAGTTGGGTACTGTTGATGCTTGTAAGCACTTCGTTATCCGTGACCTTAGTCGGTAAATAGTGGAGAGGG